CTATACAAGTTTTTGAATTACCTAGTTACGAACAAGTAGCAGAATGGCAACATAACCAAACAGCAATACCTGGGCAGATTAGAGTACTATCTGATATATGTAAGTATCTACATCAAGAAACAGGTAATACTAACGGTATATATTGGAGTGTAGAAAATAACGGTATAGGAGAAGCAGCATTATTAGTGATAAATGATTTTGGCGAAGAAAATATACCCGGACTATTTGTAAGTGAACCAATGCGTAAAGGACATGTACGCAAGTTCCGTAAAGGGTTTAACACTACACATAGCACAAAGATTACAGCATGTAGTAGATTAAAGACCATGATTGAAAATGATAAAATGGTTATTAAATCTAAACCATTGATTAGTGAACTAAAAGGCTTTGTTGCTACAGGTAGTAGTTATCAAGCAAAGTCTGGTCTAGGTGACGATCTTGTTAGTGCTACACTATTAACTATAAGAATGATGGCAGTACTAAAAGACTGGGATCCTAGAGTTTATAATACCTTTACACAAGCAGAAGATATAGATGATTATGAAGCACCCATGCCCATATTCATTAGTGGCAACTATTGATAAATACTAACATGAAGAACTTAGAGAATATAGCAGAAGACCTATTCAATAAAATACGTGGACGTTTTCCTAGTGTTACTATTGGAACCGATCAAGGTGAAGTTACTAATGTACCAGGTGAAGCAAGATTTTATGATTTTGAATATAAAGAGGCTGGACGTTCTTTAGGTAAAGTAAGTATTAGTTTAGACGAAAATAGTGTTTCTGTTATGTATAGCAATGACTTTGTTGCTAATGAAGATCAAATGACACAGGACAATTGGTATAACTTCTTAAAAGAATTAAGACAGTTTAGTAAAAAACGATTGTTAAATTTTGATACAAGAAATATTACTAAGTCAAACTTAGATCGAAGAGATTACAAATTTTTAGCATTAACTCGCACCGGGGAAGATCAGATGACAGAATCAGCAATGTATGGAACTAGTAAAAATAGTTTCCAAAATATAGGAACAGCAAGAGTAAGCATTAAACATAATGCTCCTGTAAACCAAGAAAGCGCCGCAGACAGAACAAGACACATTAGCGCAATATACGTTGAAAATAATGATGGAGAAAGATTCAAGTATCCATACAAGCACCTAAGTGGTGCAAGAGCAATGGCAAGACATGTATCAGAAGGCGGTGCACCTTATGATGATTTTGGAACACACATTGTTAGTATGTCAGAAGAATTAAGTAAGTTACGCAAGTTCAAAACTTATATGGGTCGTTCAAGTGTAATGGCTGAAGGCTTAGAAGGATACGTTGATGCGGTTACTGAAAGAATGGTAACTATACGTAAGTCATTAAAAGGACTACAGCGTGAAACTTATTATAAAGAAACATTTGAAGCATTTGAAAAACCAATGATGGAAGATGTACCAACAGACGTTGCAGAGAATTGGATTGACCAATTAACTATTAAACAGTTTAACGAAGAACTATCAGATGTGTTTCCATACATTTATAAACTAGTAAGTGAAGCAAACAAAGCAAAAGAATTAGGTCCAGAAGATTTAGAAGAAAATCCACTAAAAACAGGATCATTAGATCAAGTTCAAGGTCCAGCAGACACAGTTAAAGTTCGTCCTGGTATGACAATATTTGCTATTGCAAAAATGTTTAATGATCAAAACAATATGGGCGGAGACGTACAAGAGTTTGCTAAAGAGATTATGGACATTAACAAGATTACTGACCCTAGTGCATTACAAGTTGGTCAAGTATTGCAAATGCCTTATTCGATGGGAACAGGTCCAAGCGGAGCAAGTAGAGGTTTACCGCCAGGTGGATTTGCTACATATGAAGATGAAATTGAATCAGCATTTGAAGATTTGATGGGACAGTTCAGCGAAAAAGAAACTGATGCAGACGAAGGCAATGCATACGCACACGCTGTAAAGAAAGCCAAAATGGATGGCAAGAAAAAAGGCGATAAAATTGATGGCCCAGATGGTGACGAGATAGTATTAGCATCAGAAGAACAAAAGACTCCATTAGGAGAGTTCATACTAAGTTACTTTGATTACACAACAGGACAGTTTCCAAAAGGTGAAACAGCTATCCTTACTATGGTAGAAAAGGATTATGGTGAACACTTTATTAATCCTGCAAAGCAATTCCTAGAAAAGATTAACAATCGTGTATCAGAAGTAATGGGATACAGAGATGACGAAGTAGGCGAAAGCGGACTACAAAGACATATTGGAATTAAGAAGTACGGCAAAAAAGGTTTTGAAGAACTACAAAAAGCCGGACGTGATGGCGCAAGTGAAGAAGAAAAAGGCGCAATCAAAGACAAGCATTTGTCAGATGATATTATGAGATTAGCAGGGCTATAATAGTCCTGTTATAAGTTTTTTAAGTTTTTCTTCCAAAAAGACTTGACAAAGTTTGTAGAGGTGTTATAATAATAACTGTGCTACAAACTTAATTAGGCACAACGTAGCAATGTAGCTACAAAGCAGACATAGGCATTTATAGGAGGCATTAACTATGGCATCATTAGCAGAAATCCGTGCAAAGCTCAAAGAGCAAGAAGCGAACAGCGGAGGTGGAAACCGCGGACCACAAGGTCCAAACCCAATTTACCCATTTTGGAATATCAAGGAAGGCGAGTCGGCAACGATGCGTTTCTTACCTGATGGCGATACTGATAACACTTTCTTTTGGAAAGAGCGTTTGATGATCAAACTTCCATTTGCAGGTATCAAAGGTCAAACTGACTCACGTCCGATACAAGTACAAATTCCATGTATGGAAATGTACGGCGAAACATGTAACATTCTTAACGAAGTACGTGGTTGGTTTAAAGATCCAAGTCTAGAAGATATGGGTCGTAAATATTGGAAGAAACGTTCATACATCTTCCAAGGATTTGTTACAGATAATCCATTAGCTGATGATCAGGCACCTGAGAATCCAATTCGTAGATTTATTATTGGCCCGCAGATCTTCCAGATCATTAAAGCGGCTCTTATGGATCCAGATATGGAAGAGTTGCCAACAGATATGACAGCAGGTGTAGACTTCCGTCTTAACAAAACATCCAAAGGCGGATATGCAGACTACGGCACAAGTAATTGGGCACGTAGAGATCGTCCATTAAGCGATAGCGAAATGAACGCTGTTAATACACACGGGTTGTTCAATCTAAATGACTTCCTACCTAAAAAGCCAGGTGACGTGGAAATTAAGGTAATGCAAGAAATGTTTGAAGCGTCAGTAGACGGCGAAGCATATGATCCTGAACGTTGGAGTAATTACTTCCGTCCAGCAGGTATGCAAGCACGTACTGGTGATCCAACACAAACAGCATCACCTAATGCAACAGCAGTTAGCCAAAGTGCTCCAGCAGCACCAGCAGCACCTGCACCAACACCGACACCAGAGGCGGCTCCAGTAGCACCTGCTCCAGTAGCAGAAGCACCAGCAGCAGCACCTACAGAAGGTGGCAATGCAAATGACATTCTTGCAATGATCAGAGCACGTCAAGGTCAATAATAACAGCAAGCTAAAAGGGTTGCATTATTGAATTGCAACCCTTTTTAATTGTTCAGCTTTTTAGATAGGAGAAAATATGGCTAAATCATTTGATGTTAGTAAGTTTCGTAAGGACTTAACTAAAAGTATCTCAGGCATGAGTAGTGGCTTTAATGACCCAACAGATTGGATCAGTACAGGCTCATATGCACTTAACTATCTTATTAGTGGAGACTTTCACAAAGGTGTTCCGCTAGGTAAGGTAACTGTGTTTGCAGGCGAATCCGGAGCAGGTAAGAGTTATTTCTGTTCAGGTAACATTGTAAAACACGCACAAGATCAAGGTATCTTTGTAGTACTAATTGACTCAGAGAACGCACTTGATGAATCGTGGCTACAGGCATTAGATGTAGACACATCAGAAGACAAGTTACTTAAACTAAACATGAGTATGATTGATGATGTAGCAAAGACTATATCAACATTTGTAGCAGACTACAAGTCAATGGATGCAGAAGACCGTCCTAAGGTATTGTTTGTAGTTGATAGTTTGGGTATGTTGTTAACACCTACAGACGTAGATCAGTTTAGTAAGGGTGATATGAAAGGTGATATGGGTCGTAAGCCTAAGCAATTGACCGCACTTGTTCGTAACACAGTTAACATGATTGGTTCACTTAATGTAGGACTAGTATGTACTAACCATACATACGCATCACAAGATATGTTTGATCCAGATGACAAGATCAGTGGTGGACAAGGTTTTGTTTATGCATCAAGTATTGTTGTTGCAATGAAGAAAATGAAACTTAAAGAAGACGAAGCCGGTAATAAGATTTCAGAAGTACGTGGCATCAGAGCAGGTTGTAAAGTAATGAAAACTCGTTATGCAAAACCGTTTGAAGCAGTGCAAGTAAAGATTCCATACGAAACAGGTATGAATCCCTACAGTGGTCTTATTGAACTATTTGAGAAACAAGACTTGTTAACAAAGCAAGGCAACAGACTCAAGTATATTGATCTAAACGGCGAAGAACACCTAGAATACCGCAAGGCATGGATGGATCCTGATAAGATGAATTTAATCATGTCAGAATATGAACAAAAGATTGCACCTGTGGTAAATACCTCTGATGACATCGACGAAGTAGTTGATGCAGATTTAATTGATGAAAATTTAATAGAGGAATAGGTTATATGGATGAAAGTCAAATTCCAGAAGTTTGGACATGTTTCAAAGAGTATCTTGACAAAAAACATATTGAAATGGCTGCTGAAAGATATGTAGATTTATTAGCAGACTATGGTGTTGGTGACGACACGCTAAAAGAATGTTTTGGGCATTGCTCATATTTTGACAATGCTATAAAATATTATTTAGATATCGAAACTGGCGATGGCTATGAAGATGAAGAAGAGTGGGATGAATAATGGGTTGGTATTCTGAAGTATCACGAGACATATCTAATATACCTAGTGCTGTAGCATTTTTTGAAAGCGAATTAATTAATGCAAGGCATGAGGTAAAATTAAAAGGTAATGTTGAACGTGCTGCATCAGAGATGCCAGGCATTGTTGAACACCGATTCAATCAGCTTCAAGAAATTGAAGCAATACTTAACTACTTAAATATTGAGCTACGTAGGTTGCGTAGTTCATTCTTTAAAAAATATCTTGAAAACTATCAACGAGCTCTGTCAAGCCGTGACGTTGAAAAATACGTAGACGGTGAGGCAGACGTTGTTGACTATGAAAAGATCATTAACGAGTTTGCACTAATGCGTAACAAGTGGTTGGGTCTACTTAAAGGACTTGATCAAAAGCAATGGCAAATTACAAATGTAGTTAAGCTCAGAGTAGCAGGTATGGAGGACGCAAGTCTTTGATAAAAAGTTTTATCATTCGACTAGAAGAAAATGAACATTCGAGCCAAATGGCAGAAGAGTGTTTATTGCAGGCAGTCAAACACGGACTTCGTCCAAAATACTACAAAGCAATTAACGGAAATGACTTTGAATTCCATTATGCTACAACAGGACTAAAGAAACAAGGCAAGTTTAAAAAAGGCCGACTAGGCGTTATTGGTTGTTTCTTTAGTCACTACTATTTGTGGCAAACGTGTATAGAATTAAATGAACCAATTATTATTTTAGAACATGATGGTTATTTAATTCGTCCTATAGAAGATAATATACTAGATCAATTTGATGAAGTATTAAAATTAGATAGATTAGATCCGTACAGTAAATTTTACGAACGTGACTTAGATGCTGAACAACATCTACCCACAACAGTCGAATCATATACTAACGATCCATCTAAAGTATTAAAGCAAGGACTTACAGATTATTTTAAAGGCGCATATTCTTATATAATAAAACCATATGCTGCTAAAAAACTTATAAGATATATCAAAATAAATGGACATAGACCAGCTGATCAACAAATCAACGCAACCATAGTTAAACTTCAAACAACAGTACCTACAGTTGCTAGATTACATCCTTATTACGCTATTGGTAATAATATAGACACAGCGAGTCTTACTAAAAACTTATGATAATAACTGGCTTTAAACAAATTGTAAAAAAGAAATTAGAACAATTTGAATTAGGAGTCAAACGTCATAATGACAAGTATCTGTGTACAAAGTATGATCCTCACAAAAAATATAATACAGATTGTTTTGTACAATTTAATATTTACAATCCGTACCTTACTTACAACAGACAAGATAAAGCTGATGCATACAAGCATGTACTAAATTCACAACTTCCTTTTCTTGTGTGTGAAGAAGGTGCAATGCGTCAACTTCCAAATTATAGAAGATGGGGTTGGACTAGTTACAAAAATGGTATTGGTCAATTTAATAATACCAATGTAGATAACAGTCGATGGTTAAAAATACAAAAAGAAAATAATCTCCATTTTAATGATTGGAATAGTCCTGGAGATAATATTTTAATTATGGGACAACTTGAAGGCGATAGTGCATTAATAGAAATGTACAATGCAGGATATAAATCTTTTGATGATTATATTATAGATCAAATAAAAGACATACGTAAATATACTGATAGAAATATTGTTGTTCGTCCCCACCCTCTTGGAACTACAGCATTATACAAAGAAGAAAAACTTATAAATGACATTTATAAAAATGTTAGTATAAGCAAAAATTATAATTCTACAACAACACTCAACGGTGGCGCCGGACTACAAGAAGATTTTAGTAATGCATATTGTGTAGTTACATATAGTAGTAATAGCTGTGTAGAAGCAATTGAAAAGGGAATTCCAACATTTACATTAAGTAGTACTTCGTCTGCATATGATGTAGGGCATAAGTGTTTTTCACAAATTGAAAACCTCGACTATAGCATAGACATAAGTACTTGGTGTAACATGATATCATAT